ATATATCTGCGAAGTCATCCAGAGATAAATCAACCGTAATACCGTCAGCCGCCCAGCCTAAGATATACACGTCACACTCTTTTGGATTCTTCGCTGTGGTTGCGCCGCCAATATCCTGAGTCTTGATCAACACATTCCCGCCGCCGGGTAGCGGGCAACTAATAATCGGGATCACGCTTTTACCTCATCAATACCAACTTTGAATCGACTATGCTCGCCGTATTCCTTATCGAGTATAACGCAGGACATCGACCTAGCAGACCCGTAACCAGAAGCTGAATGGTACGCATCCGGTGGGCACAAGACGCCAAACGATTCCAAGTGCAAGCCGCCCATCTCTGTCACAGTACGGTGATGGATATGACCGTGATAAAGGTATCGGTGTTTAGTCCGGCCCCATTCCTCTGCGTAGTCTCTCGTAACAGCTTCGTAGAGTGCCTGAGTCTTCACCCGGTCCCCGTGGTGCATAACAACTAGGTTCTTGCCCCATTCAAAATGAATCCACTTTGAGAAGTTATCGAACACTTTTACCCGTGGCTCATTATGGAAGTACAAGCGCATCATCTCATTCAGCCAGAGACTCGCATCTGGATCGTGGTTACCTCTTACGTTGATCAGCCAAACTTCCTTGTGCGTCTCCAGCATCCGGGTGATCAGGACTTGAAAGAGATTACCGACAATACGAATGACTCGGCCTAGCCTTCCATCGACATCGACGGGCGTTCCTTTTGCAGTCTTGTTGTCTCCGCTATTCGCATGGAGAAAGTCACCCAAGTTAATCAGTGCGCCTACTTCCGATTCACCTGCCGCAGAGACCAGCTTATCGACAGCTTTAATCAATACGTCTTGGGCTATGTTTGTATCCCAATCGTCACCACCCGTCTCAGGAGACCAGCACAGCGCGTTTAAATGATGATCTCCAATGAGGTAGGCCGATAGCCTGTCTTCGTTCTTCGCCGCTTGTGGGGCTTCTACGGGCGTGTAAAGGCCATCTACTTCTTCGAGGAATCCGGCCTTGAATGCTTCAAGCGCCGCCTCAAGCATTGCCTCTTTGTCAGCCATGGACTTAACCCATTGACCAACTGGCTTCCCGTCTTCGTTGTAGTAGGTGGAGACGCCCCGGACTTTAAACACATCGGGGACTGTGTGAGTCATATCATGCTCAGGCGAGTAGCCCTGCTTCGCGGCCTTGCCTCTTATTAAGCGGATGCAGTCTCTAGCCACCCACCTCGAACTTAAACCAAGCTGTTCTGCTATTTTGGTGTAGCCCAAGCCCTGCTCATGAAGCTCTATGATCCTGCGCTGTCTGTCAGTTGTACAATACTCAAGTAATGACATCGTCTCCCCCCGGATAGATGCTAGTTGCGCCTCCCGAATGGCACGTTGATCGAGTATTTTTCGACTAGCAGTCTACTCAAGACTTCGTAAATATCGTTGACTTCCATCGGGTTGATCTTTCTGGTGGACTCAACGCCTGTTACAGCCTTCTGAATTGGACGCCACATATAATCTTTAATCAGGTACATAGTGGGTTCGATAGGTACGCCGTCTTTAATGACGGTCTTCATGTCCATACCATGTGCCGCCATAACACTAGCGACCTCACGGCAATATGCGTGAATAGCATCGTTCTGCTTTCCGGTACGGGTGAGAGGGATGATCTCGTAGATATGGCCCTTGTCTTTGTTCGCCTGTATGTACTCACAGAATTGATCGGCTTGGAACTTGTTGTTGACTAACCAACGCTCAGACATTTCTCAAGCCATCCCATAGAGCATCCATTGGCGCCATGTTTGCATAAGAAATTTTCCCAGCATCGGCCCGCTCAATGAATAGGCCAGTGTCATCGCCTTTATGAACAATTCGAGCCTTCTTCCAAAAATGCGGCTTCCACATCCAGCCCATCAAAGACACTTCATCCTTAGTGACAGAAGCAAAAACATAGCCTTGGACTTTGTAATCTTTTTGATCAAGAGCGACGTGACCATCTTGCGACATCGACGGCGGCACGTTTCTTTTCTTCGCTTTGATATCAAGCGTTACGTCTTTCTTCCCATGAATAACGAAATCATAAGGACCGGGCAAACACCCGGTATATGTGTAACTAATTTTTCTAGCCAATAGCTCTTGAGCAAAAACAGATTCAGCTTGCCAGCCGCATATTTGTCCTGAGCCATCAGACAATATTGTCATTGAATTATAGGGCTTGCCCGTATAAATCATGCCGTTACCCTTTCACCGTCACGAGTAACGTACTGACCATAAGCTTGTAGACAGTGGCTCCGAAAAATCTCGGAGTTAAGGAAGTCATGGGTAAGATCGTCAAGTTGCGTCCATTGCTTTAAGCCGATGTTACCAGAATTTGTCTGCATTTTCTCTGCAAATGGACTGATCCCCTTTTCCATGTCAGCGGCACGTTTAAGCCATGAGGTTATGAACTGCTTGATACCTCGCGGCGTCTTACGTTTCTTGGGGTTGGCATCGCACCACATAGCCATCGCATTAAGCTCGGCAAAGACATCGACAGTTGAATAGGCCTGTTGCAGTTGAATCAGGTATTCATCATCGGGTTCGTAGTAAGTACCATCGTTTAAAATAATCATCCACACTTCCCTTTTAATGCCGGAGCAAGCTCCGACAAATCAGTTAATTAGTAATGACGAGCTTTGATTACTGTATCGAATCTTGACATCTATCCGCTTGACCTGCTCTCGGCCTGCGGGGCGCATCATGGAGAGGGTCAACTCCGTCTCCGAGGTTTTCATATTCCTCGGCCTAACGCCCAGTAATCTCTGACAAAAAAGTAGATGAGGGAATACACGGAATGGTTTTGTGTTGTATAATCCATTCATCTTCTTGTCTGACCCCTTGAAGATATCATTGGTCCCTCCCTTGGACAAGTGATTAGGCCCCTTTACCGGGGCCTTTTTTTTACCTGATAAACCACTCGGCAATCCGCACTGACTCACCGTACCGATTGAGCACTGGCTTCATGTTTGTCTGGATCTCGTGACCTTCATGCCGCAACTCTGAGATACGCGCCGGGGTCTCAATAACTCCCAGCTCATCCCATGCGTTCAGCCTGTTTAATACCTTGCCTTGCTTGAGGTACTGAAGTACCCGATCTTTCTGACTCATACCTTGTCTCCAAACTCTTCAAGAAACGGTTCGTTAAGCTCTAGCACCCGGCGAGCACGGCACAGAAAGCCGCCCCCCCCCTCGTGCGCCCGACGTGAACACCCGACACTTTGCAAGTCTGGGTTCTGCATCTGGTAGTTGTAGAACGCCTGTAGCCGCTCTAATGAACTAACCCGGTGACTAACAATCGTCGGGTTCTGTGGTTGCTCTTCCAGCATCTCAATGTACTCACAGATCGCCATTAGTGAGCCGATGTCCTTACCTCTGAACACCATGATTGGCTCATCCTCTGGCAAGACATACCCGCTTATGTGGTTCATCTTTCCATCAATTACTGGATACTTTGGATCGCTCATTGTTATCTCCCTAAATCAAGAAACGACTCAAAGGTTTCATCGTAGTAATCAGCGAAGTCCAGAATGCGAGTAAGGGTTGCATCCTTTGCATTCCTCCAGCGCTGAATAGTCATCTCAGAAACCTCGAAGTCTTTTGCCATCTGGCGATTAGTGACGCCCATCTGTTTTTGCGCCGCACGAAGCGACGCACCTACATCAAAATGGAATGTCATCGAACTGCTCTGTTGGAGTTGCGACGGATTCTCTGACTTGCTGAACGCCATCCGCATGAACTTTTGCCGGGTCTGGCTCCCATGTGTCGAGCTTGGCATAAATCTTATCTCCGCTTTTTGCTTTAAGAACTTGAAGGTTTACCCAGTCGCCAGACTGAGAATTCAAAAAGGGGACAAACTCCGACTTCTTGACTGATAGGTTGCACACCACAAAGTCTGGTGCATTGTCTTTACGCTTGCAGATTAGGCCATCTGCGAACACTGTTTCTTTACTCATGCTGTCTCTCCCAAGATTAGCTTGCGTGCTTCGTTAAACTCATTGCTTTTCAGATCACTACGCTCGGCAGTTGTGAAGATGCCGCCCTTACTAGGTGCCAGCCACAATGCCTTCTTGTCGTCGTTGGTGATCTCGCCCCATGCCTCTGCTACGGCCTCCCATGCCCGTAGAGCAAGGTGCTCTTTAATAAAGTACACAGACGCATAATTGCGCTGTAGTGCTTCGTTGTGAGCCAGTAGTGGCCCGGTGTCTTGTTGCTGTTGGATAGCGTGGGCAACCTCATCGGCTGACGCATACTCTGTGCCGCCAAACCCTAGTGCACTTAAGCACCTGCCAATTGCCGAGGTCTCCGCATTTTCGAGAGCTGAGGTGGCGTTGATCTTGCTCGCCGCTCGTACCTCTTCTGAATAACCAGTAGCCAAGAGACGGCCATCGTTATCCAAGATGCTGGCCTTCATAATCACCAGCACATCATTGGCCTCGACCAGCTCAGTCGAGATTGTGTAGTCAGGATGGGTGGCTCTAAACTCAGCTACCCGAAGTGCCACGGTCTTGTATTCTTTACCGTGAATTTTTACGACGCCATTCATGGTCGGTCTCCTTGGTTTTCATATTCATAACAATCGGCATAGCCTGCGTTGTACGCGTCAGACGCATCCAAGTGGCTCTTACCGATCTCGCAATCAGTCCAGCCACGCAGATAGTCTTGCTCTGCAAGTGTGATAAAGTCAGCTAGACGCGCATCTCTGTGCACGTCTTGAGGATGACGTTTCATTCTGATCCCCCTTAGCGTTCGAGATCTACGATGTCGCCAATCATGGCGTCATACATAGCTTTCAATTCAAGGTAGGATTGAGCTTGCAAGTCAGTGAGGCCATGCAAGTTATTGGCTCTGTCGATCTCAGCCAGTGCGGTGTCAATGCCATCGAGGATGGCGTTATAAGTGACGATCTGCTCGCCTAAGTCTTCGTTTTCATATACACACATGATGTTTCTCCCTTGGTTAGTCCCACACGGGACACAAACATATTATGTTATGTTTAGGGAGAATGCAAACAGTTTTTGTTTTAGTTGTAGTAGGTCCACATGACGGGTGTGGTTTTGCGGGTATCGAGGTGCACGAAATTTTTACCAACACCTATGCCGTTGAAGCATCCCATCTTGAGAGCCTCATGCACAATATTCATACGCTCGAAGCCGTTGGACACTGCGATGTCACAGGCGATGCCTTGGTTGTGTGTGCCGGGCTTTTCCTTTCTTTCCTCAGCGGGATGGGTCGCATCTCTCCAGCCGGAGGTTATGCGGAACGGAAAGCCACATATCTCTCGGAGCATATCTAGCAGCTCAAGAAACTCGGGGTCCATGTTATCCCCACCTGTTCCCGTATGGGTACAGTCAAACTCTCTGATATTAAAATACTTCACTTCTTTTTCTTCTTGGCTTTTGACAGCGCGATAGCGACAGCTTGCTTTTCTGGATAGCCTTCACCACGTAACAGGCTGATGTTCTTGCCGATAGTCTTGCGGCTTTTACCTTTCTGTAATGGCATTAGTTCCTCGCTACGCTCTTGGTCTTCTCGTAGGTTCTCAGGCCACCAAGCCCCAGCATACCCAAGAGTACAGGCATCATCTCGCTAAGGTCTAAGGGTGGAACGGTGACAGGGGATTCAGTGATAGTAAGTAGAAAATTGCAAACAGGAACAAACAAGTAGTTAGTCGCAAGACCGATAGCGCAAATCCATCCAGTAGCTGGACGCCAGCCTGCCACAAACATCGAATGACTTTGAGCCTCTTCCTTGTTAACTTCGATCTGAGCCTTGGCGATATCATGAGCTTGTCTCGTGGCTAGAGTAGATATCTCGTTAGCCAATCGGTAACGCTCATCGGCATCCGGTATAGCCTTATCCAACAACTTGGATATAGGCAGGATCAGCTTATCTAACATAGTACGTCGCAAGGCCAATAATCGACGATATGAGAATCCAGACAAAGCGCTCTGCGATCTTTACTGACTGAGCGTTATAGCCGACGATACCCTTCACGCTATCAAGGTCTGTCTCGTACTCATCAAGACGGTATTCAAGTCGATCAATGCGCGCACTTCCCGCAGTCAACTTCTCATCGACGCGAGCAATCATGGTCATCGCTTCGGTTAGCTTATCTAACTTAACTTCAATCCGATTAAGTCGTGCCGATTGATCATCCATGACTTACCTCTTAGCTGTCTTCGCTGCGTCTTTAAATGCTTTGGCAGTTGGCGCGCCAGCAGTGCCGGGCTTACGCATACGCTCACCAGAACCAGAAGCAATGCGCTCCCGCTTCTTCATAATATTATAGTACAAACCTTTCTTTGGCTTCTTCATGCTTTCCTCGCTTTGTTCCTTTTTGAGATATTAGCCGCTATACGTCTAGCTTCTGCTTTAGAATCTGCGCCCCATGCTCTAAGCGACAAGAGCAAGCGGGTAGGTCTACCTTTGCTATCTCGCTCAGGCCCAGACATCCCACCCATCCGAGCAAGAAAGCTAGCACGGCGGGGATTGTCGCCAGACTTAACAGGACGGCGAAGATTGCTACCCGGATTTGCGCGTTCGTAGGACCGTCTTCCTGCTTCATTCAAGCCGCCTTTGGGATTCTTCCCTGCCTTACGTTGCCATGCTGGTGTGCTCATGGGTTTACCTTCGCCAATAGCATCTTTATTGCTACAGTTGTTGGGATGATTGCCTTATACCAAGGCCAGAAGTCGTGGCCCAGCTCTTCCATGGCTTCACGCTCAACCCATGCCTTTGTCCAGTTATCAATGTACATATCACCGTAGCGTAGTACAGCATGGCCTCCGCCGTTCTTTGTATAGCAGCCACATATCTCAGCTTGAAAGGTAGCCAGTAGCCACCAGAATCTAAGCCATGACTTCTTACAGATAACGTAATACAGGACAGATAGTGAGTAGTCCTCGCAATCGCCTCGAAACATTCCGTCAGAATCGCGCTTTAGTACGCGCCATCGGTCTCGACCTTTCAAATCGTACTTGTATTTGTAGCAATCATTGAAGTGCTGTAGGTTCATTACCACGGAACGCCGTTATCAGTTGTTGGGTTCTTCTGCTCTTCAATCTTAGCTGTCAGAGAGTCTTGAATGCGTGTTACTTCATCAACACCCATAGCGTCAAATACCCACTGAAGTACAACCATTTCAGTTAGGTCATCGTAAGGGACAAAATCAGGGCTTGAGGCGTCGTATGTAAACGACTGAGTGCCGTAAGCAGACGCTGTGTACGTGTTGTCACCAACAGTCTCTGAGTCATTTACACGCCAGTGAGCAACGATAACGCCGCCGTCAGCCGTGTTGTGTTCCATTGTAGATATAGTCCATGTAGCCATTAGTTAGCTCCTTAATTAAAACAAGTCATTCCAAGCTGTGCCGTCGTAACAGCGTAGCTTGCTTAAAGTACTATCAAAATAAATATCACCAGCCGCAGGAGACGAAGGCGCAGACGCTCTTGGCTCAAGACGCATAACGTCATCTACGTGCAATGCTCTAGCAGGCAAATTAGTACCAATACCTAGCCGTGAAGTGCTTGCGTCCCAGCGCATACCTTCGGTGCCAGTGTCATCAAAAAATCGGTAGTCCCCTCCGGCATTTATTTGTGCGGTATTAAAAGTGTCGGTTCCATCGGTTCTAGCAAACGTAATTGCACCGTAAGAAGACGCACCGCCTCTTGAAATGACGTTAAGAGACACTCCGCTATACTGAACGTCACCATAAGTATTAGTGCCGCCATCATCTTCCAGCCTTATTTGGGGGCTGTCTGACTTAATGTGAATTTCATGGGCAGGGTTTGTTTCTCCCAGACCTAGCCGTCCAGAGCTATCAAACCTAGCGTACTCCGTAGTGCCTGCATTATTTTTAAACGTAGTGTCGCCACGTAGACCGCCTGACAGGTAAAGGTCTTTCCATCTGTAGTCTGTTTGTCCAATATCTTCTGTAGCATCAGACAAAGCCCCTGTATTATCAGTAGGAAGCATTCCAGTGGATGCAAACCGAACACCTCCATGGTCAGTAGCGGAGGAATATATTGTTAAGTCGCCGTTTTTTGTACCAATATTACCGACTGTTGAGTTGCTTCTGAGGAATTCTACAATGGATCCGTCTGTGTTAAGGCGATTAAGCATAAGCACAGTATTTACATCCGCTGTGGCAGATGACCTTGTGATTTTGGTGAAACCGTCGTCGCCCGTCTCAAAACCATTTACAGAAATGCCAGAAGAAGTCTTCCCCACAAACAGATTGCCAGAGCTATCGATGCGCATGCGTTCGTTATTATTAACACTAAACTGCATTGAATCGAAATTATTATCATAGATTAAAGCGCCAACATCATTACTAGCTTCGTCACTAAAATAAATTGCGGTTTGTGTATTATCACCACCCGCAATAGTTATTGCTGATCCAGAGTAGTCGTCAGTTGTGCCGCTGTGAAAAAATGCCGTAGTGATGGCTTTCGGAGCAACACCCGCCCAGTTGCTTCCTGATCGAGATACTACTAATTTTTCTGTTGGCGCTGAGTCTCCAATACCAACGTTGCCATCGCTATCAATCCGCAATTGTTCCGTTAAAGAGTTTATGCGCCCCGTACTAAACGACATTGCGTTATAAGCTGGGTAGGTGGTGCTTCCTGAATTATCATCGAAGACTTTAATTTGTCCTCTAATAGCTTCTGAGGTAGAGCCATCCTCTGTCTTGAAGTTAATGGTTCCAATTACATCGCCGCTAGTCCATCCGCCGCCATCAAAGCTATTTGTAATATTAAGTGTTGCACCATTCGTTTGATCATCGTTTCTCACTTCAAACGAACCATCATTAATAGTGATATCACCATTGACCGTTAAATCAATTCCCACCTCACCGTTGTTATCAAGAACAACGTTTGTGAAAACGTGCTTAATTAAAAAAGAGTTTGTGCTAGTTGTGATTGCCTCATCCAGTCCGCTATCAATCGTAAGCGTATAAGGATCTGAGCCAGTGACAGCCGTGACTTCTTTGAAGTACACATCTGTATCACCATCGTTGTTAAACGAGATCCAATCACCAACAGCAAACGTCTCCCCGCCATCAATGTTAGTGACCACAACCGACGTTGCACCTGACGATGCACTAGCATTTATGTCTAGTGATTTCGTAGTCGTAATCTTGTGGTGTTGATCGCGCACAGCTCGCGCCTCAACAAGAGACGTTTCCAGTGGATCTACTAAGAATGCACCGCGTACTGGTGTCGGTGCTGTACCCGAAATCGTAGGGTCAAACTGACGATTGATAAGTCTGTAATGATGCTCTCTCGCCGATGTTGTATCCCCGCCGTACACGAGGATGCCATCAGTGCCGTCAATCTTAACCTCAATCGGTGGCGCATCACTGAAGCCTGTGCCATTTAAGAAGAAGTCATCAGGGTCAATGGCTGTCGCGTCGCTTGCATCAACACCTTCAAAGATTATTTTGTTATCAAACGCTGATTGATAAAGACCTCTTAGCACAGGGACTCGCTCGCCTGTTCGCTTGGGTAAACGCAAGTTGTCAAAGATAACATCCGACAATCTCTCAAACTCAAAGTCGCCAATGAGTCGCGTGTTTTCAAAGTGGCCTGATCGAATCTTGGTTGTAATCCGAGCGAATAAGCTGTCGTCGGTTAGCAGGCTGCCAGCCGGGGCTTCAAAGTTATTCGATCCACCTGCAATACACTGGTAATACGTGTTGCTGGTTGTGACCTTAACGATAGCAAGCCGCTCGATATCTTGCGTTGTTGTCGCACTAGACTCTACATAATAAACGCGAGCCTTTTCTGTGAAGTAGCTAGTGTTTGTAAGTAACGTGCCGCTAGGTGCTTCGTAGCTATTACCAGAGCCAGCAGTACACTCATAAATCAAGCCAGAGGCGGTATTTAGAATAAACTCGCCTTCATAGTAATCGCGGGTTGTTGTTGTCGATGTTTCTTCCTGTTCATCGCCTCGATAGAAGTAGTCGATGTTAGTCTGGCCCATCTGCTGAATGACTGTGTTGCTAAAGTACACCTCACCCAAGCCAGTATTTAGCCGGAAGTTAGTGGCCTTCAGATTACAGTTTTCATAGATCAGAGGCTCACAAATTGACCGACCGTTCGCATTTAGGTCGTCGCCCTCAATCTCGAAGTATGCACCTTCGCAATCCATGTTGCAGTTTTGGAAGATCATCTTGTCTTGCGTGATTGCGTCAACGCCAGAGTATGTCGTTCCAAGAACGTGCCTAACGATGTTGAAGAAATTACAATTAACGAACGTCGCCTTGCCGCCAATAAGATGGTGCGTACTGTTTCGTGACGCCCAGTTTAAGCATGGCTGCTGGTATGTCTGACGCGGCACAAAGTCATCGTCATTTATTCCGTCAAAGACGCAGTTTTGCCATACCATCTCGGGGAAGAAGTTTTTGCTTGTCTCGGGTGTGTACGCATAGAGGAAGCCGTCTTGGTTGCTATGCGCCCAATCACAGTTTTCTGCATATAGATAGCCGGGCTTTGTTTCATTCGCCCAAACCAAAACCTGCTTCGCGATATCTCGCAGATCACGTACTTTGAGGTTACGCATATAAAGCGCATTGCCACGGAAGAACATTGAATCCAATGCAATCCCGTTGATCTCACAATCAATAATGCTTGCTGTTGCCGCCTCGGTTGTGTCGTTGACGTTAATCGCATAAGCATTAGGCATGTTCTGGAATGTCACGCCTTCAATGTGGAATCGACCAGCACCCGTAAAGCCTATGCCGTGCTTATCAAAGCGAGCATTGAACAGCCATGCGTTACCCGGAATGCTCTCACCAACACCACCAACGGTAAGCGTAGAAAGAACTTGGTGCGTTAGCGTGATAGTCGTGTCAGTTTTTGACGCAACCGTATTAAACTCGCCAAGCGTTCCTGTTCTGCTAGTGCTGTTTGGAAGATAGGTATTACTCCAGCTAGACGCGATCTGATCGCCTGCTTCAAAGTTGTGGCCTGACTGAACAGTAATCGTTGTTGGCTCGTCAATTGTCTCGCCATTTACCTGAGCAATCTTCCAGTTACCATCAACAGTTGCGCCATCACCAATAATGGCAAAGTCATCAACGTCGATAGTAATTTGCGCGTTGTTTGTTAGGTTCCATGTGTTGCCTTGAAACATCCAACGACGCGCTATACCGCCAGCAGGGAAGCTCCAATCGGCATCAATGTCCATGGTTGTGCCGCCAAAAAGAATGATCTCAGCGGCATTACAGGCGTTTGTGAGCGCAACAGAATCTGAAACAGGGCCACTACCATCTGGCGGGTTTATGTATTCATTAATGTGAGCAATGCTTTCTACATCAACAGAGTCGATCTGCTCCTGAACATTTCCGGTTAAGCCATCCAAATAGTTAAGCTCTGTGCCTGAGACAGTTACCGATGTTGAGTCAAGTGTGAATGGCGATGGAATCGTGACTGTCCCAGTAAATGTAGGACTATCAATAGGTGCCTTTGTCTCTAAGTCAGCGCCAATCTCTTGCAGCGCACCTTCAACGTCATTGGAGTCGTAATAGTTTCCAGCATCTTCAATAGTTACCGCGTCAGCAGAAACGCTAACAGTAGCGCCAGCAACATCAACCGCGCCAGTAGCATCAAACTTTAGGAACTTATCAGCACGAGTCGCCGCATCTGGAAGCTCCATAGAGATAGAATCTGAATCGGTAATAGGCTTGCGGATAGCAGAATTTACTGTGCGATTCGTTTGCTCACCTGCCAACCAAAGATTGTCAAAGTCGCTGTTTACCTCAGAGGCTAGGAAGTCACCAGAGTTTGTATAGTTCTGGTCACGCGAGTAAGGCATATCCCTGTAAAGGGTCATAATATCGCCAGCAGTAGCGCCTGACGTTAGGGTTACGTTACCCCCATTGTCATTGCCTACGTTCGACACAGTGTAATCTGTGCCCTCTGAGAGAGCCGTGCCATTCTGTAAGACAACGATATGATCCTTGTCTACGATCTCAAACGTATATGCGAATACTGTCTGTCCAGATGTCGCGGTGTATTGGTTACGGCTTGTGTTGTCTGCTACTGTCATTTAAAGGCCTCCGGTAAAGGCTCACCGGGTTCCCACCAGTAGCCTTGGTCATAATCTCTCATTCGATTACGCATTATGCGATTATACTTTCTCTGAGCGTCTGGGTCAGCCATTAGCTCTAGTTGATCAAACATTGCATTCTTGGCTGTTTGAATCTGCCAAATATCAGGAGTGTAACGCTCCGCAAAGTCTATAGTCTCACTGAAGATATGAGTTTCTTCTCCGCGTATAGCCTCTTGAATGTTGCCGATACTTAGTCGTGCCGCCCTGTTTACAAGATCACCAGTTGGCCCAAGTAATGTAGATGCTGGGCCTGACCCAAATCGGTTTTGGTCTGAAAACAGGAAGTCTCCAAAGATTCCAAGGCCGCCGCCTTGTGCCATTGCCGCAACAACAAACTCCGGCTTTAGTACGCCATCATTATCTAGCATTGGTCTTGGCTCTCGACCTGCCGCCAAGTCTTTGGCTTGCAAAGTAATTCCGCCAAGTATTGTGGTGATTGCCATAAGGCCGCCAAAATACTGCAATTTCTTACCGGCAGTGTCTTGATAAAACATTCTCATTCCATGTCCCATAAGAATGGTTATAGGGAATGATTTAAGTTGCATGACTGTTCGGATACCCATGCCCGAAACGGTAGCGCGTGACGTTCCCATAGTGGTTACAGCTCGGACTCTCGCGTCTGGTGTAGGTACGGCAAAGTCGGTCTCAGATAAAACCATCTGATGAAATTTAACGCCGCCTTCTTGTGTCATGTCAGCGTAAGGCGCACCACGCAACATCAATGGCGGTTGCTTTCTAAATCCATCCCAATCTTGCTCAGTAATGCCATATCTGCCGAATGCGTCTTGCAATCCAGTTTCTAAATCAGCAAATGACTTTTGAAAGTTATCAGCAAGCAGGGCAGAAAACTCCATGCCAAATGCTTTGCGGGCCGCGTTTGTCCATGCTTCTAAACCTGACGCTCGCATAACGCCTTCAGCTAACTTTGCGGCCTTGCCTGTGCCATAAGTGTCAGCATATCTATTGGCGGCTGTTTGCCTTGCGGCATTCTCAGCAGTTAGGCCAAGACGAGTGCCAAATATGCGATCAGCTTCATTGTCTGGCCTCATAAGGGCTATCTGCTGGCGTATTACTTTAAGTGGTGCAATCCCGTTCATCTTTGCGGTCATCGCCACAAAGCCAGAATCACTAAGCGCAGAGATAAATGCACCGCCCAATGTCACCGATGTGAGCACGTTACGGGTAGCCTCCAGCGCGTCCGCCGCACTTGTCAGCTCGCCGCCATTAACTTGACCTGCCGCAACCTTAAAGACAGCATTGTTAAATGCTTCTTGTGGTCCGGTTAAATCTTCTTCCAGCTTTGCTTTGTTTAACAGGAAATCAAACGTATTACGGGGTGACGGACCAAGCGTTTCCATGACTGCAATGTCGTTAGACATCATATTGATATAGTCGGTTAGCGCATCAAAGACGTTGCCGCGACCAAATCGGTTTTGATACTTCATCCATGAGTCAGCATCTTTAAAATATAGGAATCGTTTTTCTCCACCTTTGCGAGATAACTTTTTACCTAGCCGTGGAACGCTTAGCCCCTTGGCTTTGTTCAAGCCGCCAGTGCTAATAGTCTCGTAAACAGCGTCAAGCGCCTCTTCAAACTGCTCATCACTTAGTGGACGCCCGGCCTCATCAACCATGAACTCACGATCAAGCAAATCCCTAATCGTTTTCTTCCACGTCTCCACACCAGCCTTTTTGATTGACGCCTGATCATGTCGCTGCGGCATTAACCATCGCTCATTCTTAGAAATAGAGCCGCCACGCGCATTAAACAAAACACGCATCTGCTCGGCAGTCTCGTGCCATGCGTCAGCCATTGCCTTTATTTCTGGGTCGTCTACGTCTTCTCTATAGATAGCTTTAAGAAACTTGGCTAGTTCTTCCTCGTCCTGCTCAATACCAAACATCCGCGAACGAAACTTAGCCAGAGCCTCAGCATTCATGCTATGGAATTTGCCTTCGTAATACTTAGCAAGAAACTCGACGTTTTTATACTTGGCATTGCCACGAGGGTCTTTAGTCAATAACGCTGTGATACCTGCCGCCATGCCTTGTGGATGAGACTTAACGGAGTCATATGCCTGAGATATGCGAACAGCTTGTATGGCTGTCTCGCGCTTCTGGCGCGTTAGATTGCCAAGCACATCGTCAATGGCCTGATTAGGGTCATCAGAATCAAGGATTGCTTGCGCCACGTCCTTAGACAGACGGTTCTGTGCAAGTGCTTCATTGACACATCTTTCAAATCCGTTAGCCAAGAGCGCACCTCAATACGTCTTCAATGTTTTTAATCTCGTCGTCTAGCGGCTTCATCTCAGCATCAGCAACTTCGAGTATCTCTTGCATAATAGGGTCATCAGTAATCCGCGCCCTTACAGGCGGTTGAGTAATAACACCTTCTGCCGATGTCCATTCGGGCATCAAGCCCATTTTTTGATCTGCAAATACCGTATCTAAAACGCCAGCCGTTCTGTTAGTTTCGCCATACGGGCCATAGTTTAGCCAGCTATTTTGGCCTCGGGTCTCTGTAGTCAGTGCGCGTCTAGCTGGGCCAGTGAATAACTGCATATGCGCTTGGAATGCGTTTTCTTCCCCGCGCGCCCTAAATCCGGCGCCTTCTAGCGAGTGACCAAAGGCATCATGCACAGCTCGGAATAGATCGTTATTAGTAACAACCTGCTCCTTACCGTTTTGATCTTTCCATCGTAATCCACTGTCTTGGAGTAAAATTCTGTTTGGATCGCCTAGACTTTCTTTAAATTCATCAAGCGTACCAAAGCCGTCATACGTTCCATAAACAGCCATGCGCTTATTCTTTCGCAGATCACGCAAAGCATTATACGGATTGCCGTCATACGGGTCGGTCTTTGAGTCAAAAAATGTAAACTCATAACCATCTTCAATAAGTGCGTCGTATTGAGCGCGAGTTTGATTGGCTAGGTCTCGGTAGGCTTCTTGAACTGCGGGATCAGAAGGGTTGTCCTCCATATCCTCAAAGGCTTGAGCTATACGCCGCGCACGGTCTTCATCAACCTCTACGTATTCTGCTTGTCGAGAGAAGGGGATTCCATTGGCTCTGGCGTATTTCTCTGCGGCATCGGTGATTCTGAGGTCTGGGCCTGTTGCGTCTCTGACACTGGGCGCACCTTCGAGCGGTTGCTCGCGTGGAATTTGATCCGCTGTCGGCGCAGTGACTCGCTCCTGATCGCGTCGTCTTCTGTCTCCGGTGCGTTCGGGTCGTACTTCATCGGCTGTCCTTAGATTGTTAAACGCTTCAATATCAGCGTCGAAATCTTCTGCAATGCCATTCCTGACAAGTATATCACGCTGACGCTCTGTAGTCGTTTGTGGTGCGGCCTTCTGTGGCTGTGGCTCTTCATACTTAGCCGGTATTTTTGAAGGCTGGTCATACATCTCACTTCGGGTTTCTCTCTCCGAAAGGAACTGTATGTCTTGGTTGATTTCTTCCTCTATTAAAATCTCATTGAGACGGCGCTCATACAGGGGCGGGATAACTCCCTGCTTGATTCGGTCTAAGTCACCAAACGCCTCTCGCGCTATATCGTCTTGGCGCAACATCTCCTGAATGCGGGTAACACGGTCTGACAGTCCTGCTCGTTGCTCTTGTGCAAGCTCTTGGCCGCGCTCAATAGCCCGTCTCTTTGCTACTCGGGCCGGTACTCCTCGCTCCTTGATAACCTCTTCGGGAACGTCTGAGATTCTTTCCAGCCTAAACTCAAGGTCTTTTAGTTCAGATTTAAGAGCCTTACGCTCACCAACCTCAAGGCGGTTGCCAGCAGTAGCGGTTAGCTCCTCGGTAACTTCACGCAAAAACTCAGCTTGAATGGCATCTCGGTCGATGGGCGGAATATCGCCTCTAGCCTTGGCAATCTCCAAGTCTTCAATCAGCCGTTCATTAGCCTCTCGGACCATTGCTTCGGGTGTATCAGGCTGTACAGCGCCAAGCTCATCGGCCTTGCTGTTGACCGCTCGGAGGTATCCAGCCAAACCACCCGCTATACCCCCTAACACAGCGCCTCCTACTGCCGCTGTAGCGATGTTTGCCAGCGCCTCTTGTGCTGAGTAGGGTGATTCAATATCGAGCTTGTGAGTGTATACAAGCGGCTGTATGGCTAGTTCTGTTGCCGCCGCAATCCCGGCCTCAGCTTTAGCAACGCGCATTGCATTGGCAGTTACCCCTAAACCTCGGGCGGTTGTTAGTGCCGCGCCTGTACCCATAGTCACAATACTGATCGGGTCAAGCATGAATGCAGTCATAGAGCCTGCAAATTGAGCCATTCCGCTTCCACGAGATATAACGTCCTGTGCGTATTCTCTGCGCTTGCGTAGCTTCTCATTACGCCGCTCGCGTAGCTCTTCATCGGTTGCAAGCAAGCCTGTGTCTTTGGCTATACGGTCGTAATCTATCCGGCCTCTGCGGTCGGTATACGGGCTTCTATCGAAGCCATCATCAACCATGCCGCGCAATGCGGCTTGACGCTCTTGATACATCTCTTTGTTTAAGGCACTAGAAATTGACAACTCTTCATCTATAACAAGACCAAGCGACGCGCCAAAGACTTCGCCAAATGATGACTCAATAACTAAGTCGTCTGGAGTAAACAGTCTGTATGACTGATCAAATGTCCGTTTATCTCTGTCAGAAACAAAAGGCATTGTTATCGACCAGTGTTACGCCGCGATCTTCGCGGTATTGTTTCGGTTACAACCGATTCATCGTAGGTAAAGGTAAAGGCATTCCCGTTTTTGTTGACCATTAAAACACCATCGCCAGTAACCAAGTTATATTCGTTCTTGTTGTTTGGAACGCTAACAACGCGAGCATTTTTAACCTGCTTGATTGCCTGATTAACGGTCATCATTCCGATGCCGCCATACGCCTCAAGCCAATCCTCATTGACTCTATCAAGCATTTTCTCGAACTGACTCTCTGTTACGTCCCTTGGCAGTTGATACTTGCCTTTGTTGAACGTACCAATACCGCCAGTGATAGAAGCCAAAGAGTCTTCAAATGCGCCGCCATCAAATATGCTTGGGTCTGGGTTGCTTTTGGCATAGTGATTAAGAGCGGCTTGAATGACTAAACCGCGATTCTCAGTCTGATAAACTTCACCGGCTGGCCCCAAGTAATCATCGGCTACGCCTATATAATTTTGGAATGAAGGCAACTTGGCTTGGCCTTGCGCCACCATCTCTTGACCTTTGAGTGCGGTCTTTTGCACTGTCATGTCATTGGTTGCGCCAATCATTGCAAATAATGGGTCACCAACTTTGCTGATCGTATTCCATACCGCCGGGTCTTCATTAAGGCTTTGAGCCATGCTTAACTTTTCAGCAACAGTCATCTCTTCTAGGCTATCGCTAAACGCATCAGCTTCCGCGTCAGTCATTGCCGGTATATCACGACCATAGTGAATAGATGCTTTCTTGGCCTCGGCTACCCTATCAATCCATGACTGTGGGTTGCTCATATCGAGCGGCGCATCAGACACTATGCCTTGCTTAATCGCAAATCCCATTGGGTCTTTATTAAGCTGAGTGTTAATGCCATTTTGTGTTTTGATAAGGATTTCCGCTCTTTCCACCTCATCAAGGCCAACAGCCTCGACCTGCGTTAGTACGGCGGATCGCTGCGAAGCAGACATCAAAGCGAAGGTTCCGGCTTCTTCTACTAACTGAAACTCATCTTCGTATTCAGTTCCAGCAACAGCAGTAGCAAGCTCTTTCATCTCGCCGGGATCAACCTTTATACCAAGTGAGACTGCGGTTGCCGCTTGACCTACCTGCTCTTTGAGCGCGTCATCTGCGGCCTTAGTGGAAGCATCGAACAATGACTTTTGGCGAGTTACAAGCTGTCCGGTTGCGGCTTTCCAAGCATCCCACTCGCTGGCCTCAAATTGTTCCGGCCTTTCAGCGTCAACAATTAATCCATACGCAGTGCCAAAGTCATCAGCATCTATAGCTTGCCGGACTTCGCGCATAATCGCGCCAGTGGCAAGGCTTTGCTCTACGCTCTTTCTTACACCTTCAACATAGCTAGGCTTTACATCACCAGCATCAGCTAGTGCTTGAGCGGCACTGACGGCTTCAATGCCAAGCTGTTCAGCATAAGCAACAGTGCCTTCTTGAGCCTCAGTGTTTATTTGCCCTAACTTGTTATCAATATTAGACGTAGTGGTATCAACAGCAACAGCCCTAGCTCGCTTGCGGCCTAGCTCTGCAACTCTTACGCCATTGCGCTCAAACGCCTCATCGTAGACAGAGCGGAGCATTGGCTGGAATCGCTCATCGACGTTTTGCGATAAGCCTTGAAAGTATTTGTTGGCATTCTCAGAAAACTGCTCAAAGTCACCATCTGACTCTACATTGAAACGATCAACAGCCGATCGTATGTCGGAGGTAACTTCGTTGATATATGCGTTTTCTACAGTCTGGTTAAATGACTGGTCATATATGCTGATAGCACTTAACAAGCCCTCTTTGATCTCGGGTGATCGGCCTTCTTCAGCCGCCGCCAGTGCTTCCGCCGATGCGTCTTCAATAGCCTTTCTCTTCTGTGTGCGACCACCAACCTCAAACGCAATGTCACCGACCTGTTCAGCCAACCCAGAGAGAGCCTGCAAGCGTTTCGCCTGAGACGTATCTACACCTGTTGGTGTAAACCTGCCGTAGTAATCAATGCGCTTCTGAGCCATTCTTAACCGCCTTCTCCGCCGCCTTCTCCGCCGCCACCGCCTGCCAGTGTCGCGGCTTGGACGCCTGTTTGAAGCAATGTGCTTGCCGCCGCCAATCCTGCTTGTCGTGTTGATTGTCTAGCTTGACGTTCTAATGACGCCCTTCGTAGTTTTTCTGATAGGTCAATAGTCATCTCGCTAAGACCTGCTTGACGTGCGCTTTCCAAGGCCAGACTTGCTGGCGTACCTTCCCCACTAATTCCTGCTGTTGAGAGTGCCGCGACGTTGGCCGCGAGTGCACGGTTTAGTTCTTGCCGACGCTGTAGCTCTTGGCTTTGCGCCGCCATCTCTTCCTGCTTGGCTTGCTCTTTTAGCGCTACTTTTTGAGCTTTTCCAGCTTGCACTTGACCGTAGGCAGAAACACCGCCAGAAGCCGCGACAGCAAGCGCCAATATAGTGAACGGGTCCATCTAGTTACCCTCGATCTCGTATTCAATCATCTGTATGTGCATGGGAGTAGGATCAGGACACGTAATCGTCGGTACGACCTCTCTACCCCAGCCGTTAATATCGTAAACGTCCTCTATTATGCCACTTGTCGGGACAATAGACTCAGGGCTTAGTGGTGACGTATCTCCAGCAGGACCAAAAGCCCGGATAGGTACAGGTATATTATCAATGTATATACCGGAAGATTCGTAGACACGAAGGTTCATGCGAACAATCTTCTTGAGTCGCATCTGGTTCTGGCCTGAGCCAATGTTTGTATTCAGTGGCATCGGCTTGATAGTAGTGGTGAACAACAAGCCAACCTCGTAATCACCCGAATATTCTTCGTTTGCATCAAGCGTTACCTGATTAGACGATACAGTGCGTGAATCAAGCACATAGTTTTCATCATCAACTAAGACTTGAACCTCTTCGCCATCTAAGTGATCTAGCCCCGTGATATTAGATCCTGTGCGCGTGCTCTTGACTGAGCAATCAAGCATATAGTCAAAGTCCCAGCGCTCAATGAATCGCTTGTCAGTGCCGTTAATGTCGCGCTCAACAACCATGAACAACTCATCATCAACAACGCAGACGCTTTTGATCTCACCGTCCGTGCTCCATCGCGTAAAGCCGTTAATGTCCTGACTTCTTAATGTGTTTAAGATCGTGCCGCTTCCATCCTCATTGACTATAAACAGCCAGTTAGCATCATCGCTCGCAGTGCCTGCTAGGAGCGCCATATCGACGGGCTGATTAATTAAATGCGAAGCCAGTACCGACCTATCATCCGTGGTGTAAGCATCCTCATTGAACGAATACAGGAAGCTCAGAAGGGACTTGCCATGACGGTCTACAAATATGGTCGAGCCATCAACGTCTTGGACTTCTACATTGCCAGAGCCATGCGATGTCTGTGGTTGAATGTTGATATTTGAAGGTGTGACAGGCCGACTTGTTACAGCAAACTCAGCGCCCGAGGTGAATATCTGCAAGTTACGACCGGGATATACGTCAACAATGTCATTCAGTTTGCGAGACGAGATAGTCGCAAAGATGCCTTCATCGTCGTCGCCTTCATCAATCTCAAAGTCAAAAAATGCGCCTGTCTTAGACATAAAGAGAGACTGCGGCTTTGATCTGGTGCCACCAAAGATCAAGCGCCCTTCATAAAAACAAACGCTTCTAGGCCATCCCCGGATAGTAGACCAAACGTTTTCTTTTCTTGGGCTACCACTTGCGCTCTTAGTAAACGACACCGTATTGCTTGCCGCGCCTTCAGTAAAGTAGCCAGAGAATAGCTCGAAGTCTTTGGTTGATTCGCCGGAAATCGTGATCGTGTACTGCAATGCGCCCGTTCTACTAACAGCCACACCTGTCTCACCAAATACTGGCATATCTTGCAGGTTCTTTTGGATGTTGAAGACAGTCGCAGCCTGCTCATCGGCAGTCGAATCACCCGCAAAAGTAATGTTCTTTGATTGTACTGACTCAATATCCACTTGGAATCGGTCACCTTTGGCTAAGTCTGGACCGCCAATTGTCAATACCTGTACGTCATCAACGGGTGTTGGGCTATTGGCGTCGTCATAGTCGTATTGAGGTACATTCACAAAAGGAACGTCATCCAATATCCACTCATCGTCGTCGCCCAAATTCACTAGACGCTGAGGTCTTAGATTTTCTTGCACAATGATCATTACATTTTCGATCTGTGCTACCCGAATTTCTTCGGGCTTGCCAACTGTTAGTTTGATATCAGCAACATAAGTGTTCGGGGTTCGATAGATCCTCAAGTTCTCTTGTGAAAACTCAAGCAAATAGTGCCTGTCATCCTCAATACTAAAGTCTTCAACACGAGCTTTTGTAAGTACGCCGTTAGGCTTTTGCAAATTAAATCCGGCAAGCGTTAAAGTTGCAGAGCCTAAATCCAAAGAGCCAATACGAGCCAATCGCCAATACCTAGCACTGTGATTAACAAGTAAACGAAAGTCCTGTGGCTCAGTGCCAATCAAAGGAACAGACGCAATGGTTGTATAGGTAACGTCATCATCTGAATACTGAATTTTAAATTGATTAGAGTTACCGCTTGAAAGCCTAATCTTTCGCAGATCAACGAACTGCACGGTCTGCGCTGTAGTGATATCGAACTTTGCAACTACAAACGGGTTGGTTGTGCCAATTGCGCCTGTGGTTGTCGTTGTTACATCCGAGCCATCATTAATCTGTAAGCCACTACCGCCCTCGGGCATGGTTGGTGTGCCTGTTTGGAAGGTCAAGCCGCCTACCGTTTCGCCGATAAACTGAGTACCCGGACGCCGACGCAATCCACCTTGAGGGACGATCACCACGTTATCAGCCGTCTCTGCCGCTTGATAATACTGGTTGATATCAATACGGCCTTTCAGCAGTGGCGATAATTCACCGCTTACAAAGTTAGACTGTATGTAACGTGACTTAGCCATCTACACTTCCAAGAATGTGAGGTTCATGCCAAAGATATCGACGGTCAAACCGGTAGTGCCGTCGCCCTTCATTTTGACTTCAAACTCATCATTGGTGTTGATCTGAAAAATACCGTTCGATGACGTTGATCCGCGTTTGTTAGCCGAGGTAAACGAGCGCACTACCGTCTGTCCTGACGCTACGCCATTGATAAACAGCGTAATGTGAATGTCTGCGTTCTTCTGCGAAGACATATCGACAGAGCCAACAAAGTGAAACAAGCCGCCAACGCCGTGATACTTCAACGTCCCGTCAGTGATCGTAAAATCGCGCACAAGCGGCGCAATCATGTTGGGCACCTTGGTATAGGTCACGCCGTCATCGTTCAATGCAAGCGGTGTCTCTTGGCTTATGTAGTAATAAGCGTACTCACGGTCGAGGAATGATGTCTTCTGCACCACAACGAGGTTCTTAGATACGGCAGTGACCTTCGCCGTATATACCTCAACGCTATTGTTGACGATGATCAGGTCTTTAACCTGAAACTTCGTGTGCGCTTCGTTGAAGTAGCCAGCACCTAAGACGATAGTACGGTCTTCTTCCGTCTCATACGTGTAGATACGTGGAGCTGGTGAGCTTCCGCCAACGTGTGAAAGGGTCTCGTTATCAAACGCCATTAGAACCTCACGTTAGTAAATGGGTTGCTTCGTAGTTGCTCCGTTGGGTACTGCTGAGAGTCCGTGAATCGCGCCATACGGGACGCATTTACATAAGCCGCCGCCATCTCACCCCTAGCCGCAGAGCTGTCACGTATGCTCGCAGCGAAGTCCATAGCCAATGCGTACTCGATCATCTTTGCAAAGTACACAGGCCACTCATCTTCTGGCGTATTAGCAATGTAGTCAGCGTATAGGGCTTGGGTAGAATTGCTGTAAACCTTGTCACCATAAATCTGATAGTTGGAATCAGGTGTCACAGTGATCAAGAACAGCATATCAGTGGGTAGCTGGTAGATGCTTTTCCAGCCATTGGGGTCAACAGGTGTATCCGTCAAGCGAGATATCTGTGCCTTCCTACGTGCAAAGCCCCAACGATGCTTTGTCAGCTCGTTTTGGACGATGTTGTCGTAGAGATTGTTGGCTACCGTCTCGCGCCGTGATCCACCAGTCAGTGAATTAATCGGAGTATCCCCGATCAGAATTAGCGCATTGCTGATTAAGTCGATCTTACTCGCCATAACTCACCCAGAATTAGAATGGCCCCCGAAG